CCTTGACTCGAGAAGAGTTAGCTGTTGAGGTGATTGATGGTGCAGTGCGTGAGTGGTTTGCTCATGGTCGTGAGATGTATGAATTCCGTCGTGAGCAAATGAAAATAATCGCTGCACGCCATAATTTGGTGTGCCGCGAACTTGATGTTCCTTATGATGAACGTCTGACTACTTGGAAAGACAAGTATATTCCTGATTCGAAATAGGTTACCGACACTTTCACACTGTGTTAGGCGTTTCGTTTCAGATGTATTTTTAGTGTACCTTATATATTTAGTGTGAACTGTATACATGTTTTGTGACGTGTGGCTTGAGTTGACCGCACGTCTGTACATAGAAGACTTACTGTAAATAATGAACAAAAACATAATTTAGGTGGAGTGCCCCCTGCCAAAGTGGGGGAAGAGGTGGATGCCTCGTTCCGTGATTATGAACCACACTCTGATTCCAATCGTTTTGGTATTACTATTAATGACAGTGGTTCTGTCACATCTAGCCAAAATGTTACCTTCCATGACCAGAATCCATCATATTCTTATGCTGTTGATTCTATGCCGGATGCTACTTATAGTGTTTCAGATACTAGTGATAGCAATCTGCAATCATTTTTCTCGCGACCGATTAAGATCGCTGAGTATGATTGGGTTATAGGTCAAAATTTCTATGAGGAACTTGATCCCTGGTCATTGTTCTTTGAGAATGTAAGAGTAATCAATCGTATTTCTAATTTTAATATGATGCGTGCTAAATTGAAAGTCAAATTCATTTTAAATGGAAATGGTTTTCATTATGGCCGTGCGATTGCTTCATATGTTCCTTTGAACAAGAAGGCTAACATGAACATCGACAGAGCATTTTTTATTCAAGATGTTGTTCAGGCGTCACAACGCCCACATATTTATTTGGATCCCTGTTTGTCTCAAGGTGGTGAGTTATGCCTACCTTATTTCTGGTTTAAGAATTATCTTAGTATTCCAGACCAGGAATGGAGACAAATGGGTGACATTTTTATTCATGGCATGCAAAACTTAAAGCATGCGAATGGTGCGACCGATAATGTGACGGTTTCTGTCTTTGCGTGGGCTGAGGATGTTACCTTAGCCATACCTACCAGCGTAGAACCAGGTTCTATATCTCCTCAG